ACCAACGATTCTCTGCACGCAATACTCTGTATGGTCATTTCATCTTGTGGAGGCAGACCCAAAATTGTAGGATCTATCGACACTTCTTGCTTAATGTCCACACTAAGCTTTGCGTTATCGCTTGGACAGTTAGTGTTCGCGTAATTATTTTTCGCACATAAAACTGTGACATCTTTATCGATTATAGTAGGCGCAGAGAAGCCGAACAAAGAAGAAACTCTGCTCAACACCTTAGCACCAACCTCAGTCGCACGGGCGAATTTCCCAATGAAGGGAATTTCACTTAATGATCCGGCGACTCTTGCCACAGTCATGGCTGGTTTGGAAATGGGGCCACTTGCGTATTCATCTGACTCTGCCATAAACCTAGCGCGAAGCTTATCATTTGGTGACAACATTTCGGAGGGTGATGGCGTATGATGGGTAGGAATGGAAATCTTCACATTCTCTGCCCAAGCGAACACGGATATGGTTATAGGATTCGTTGATCCATTTGCATGCTTTAATGCTTGCTTAGATGCAATGGTTATCTTTCCCATTTCAGTCCATTCCTTCTCCACGATATCTAATGCATTTCGTGGATAAAAGAACGGAAGCTCAAGGGTTCCACCTTGAGATAATGTCGGATTTATAAAGACATGTGGCTTTTGACTGGCCACTACAAAATCCTGCGCGACCAAATCCCGCTCATACCTAAAATCGTTCCTAGTATGTAAGGGATCATAGAACATCATAGCGCGCCCATAATAGAAAGCGTTGCCGTTAATAACAACTTTAACTTTTAGTGTGCACTGTAACATTCGATAATTGGAAACACGTTTGAGATTTTCTGAATCTTCCCAAAACAATGTCCAAGGGTCAAAATGCGCAGTAAACTGCGATCCGACTGCCCAATCTGCATTGTAAATTTTGATCGGGCGAGAGAACCAGTCAGATAATCTAACGTCCTGAATCATATCATCAGAACGAAAGGAGTCCATAACTGTTCCTCTAGAATCTTGGAACGCTGCTGAAGCATCATTAAAAGTAACTGTTTGCTCAACATGTTCCGTTGGTGATGGATTTCCGAAGTCCATCGGCTTCTTATTAAATTGATAATTTGGATTGCGGTATTATTTAGACGTCACACTACTCTCCGCAGAGTGTGTGCGGTTGTAAATTTATATACAGAAATGAAAGCCTATGCAAATATGAAAATATACAAAGTTATTATACATGGTAACCAATACATTACTGAATCTTTGCTTTCCCGTAGGAGGCCAAGATCATCAGCCCATTTAAGAATTGGCAGGAAGGTTGTTCTCCTTCCATTGTTGGACAAGTTCATCAAAATCTCTCTCAAGATTCTTATCATAAACTCGGGCCATTTCGCACACCTGTTTAAGTGTTTCGCGGCGCGATTCATAAATCTCGCGCCCGTGCAGGAACCACTCTCTAATCGCATCTCCAATCGATGCGACAGCGTCGTCTTGTCTAGCCCCAGGTTCATCGGGGCATGAGCAGTATTGCAGTTGGCGAAATATCGATGCTTCATCGATTGCTCCTACTCTGCATCCTAGCTCAGGGATGAAAACACTCTTTCTTTTCAAAAAGTCGAGATCATCCAAAGGCCAGAAACCTAGTTCAGTTTCTTCCTTGTTGGGAGTGGTGATTTTCATTCCAATTGTGGCGAGATAATCTCTATAAATAGTAAAAGAGATAACTCGACGTGCACGTTCATGCACTGAACTCTTCAGATCATCACCATAAGTTCCCAAAGCGACATTGTCCCTAAAATTCCCAGGGAGTGTGATATTGTGTTTCATCAACTCTGTGAAATAACAGCAACGGACGAGTAAAGAATTATCCATGCTGTTTCCGTGTACAGTCAATGAATTGCCTGATATCCACATCCACACACGCACCATAGTTCCATTCCACGATATGTTGGGATTGGTCAAATCTGCGAGTAATGCCTCCATAATCGATAAAGATTGTGGATCATACCCTAAAATTCGAGCCAATCGAATCATAATAGTCATGGAAGCGTTGGTCACGTTGACAGCTCGTTTCAAATCGTAATTTTCGTAATCCAATCCGAAACCCAAGCCGTCCTTCGCGAATCGCTCAAGGTACGTCATTAAATCATCCCAATCAGGGCCGGCGCAGTTAATTCCAACTGCGCACTCCGCCGTTTTAGGGTGATGTAACAAGAATTCAAGAACTGGCAAGTAAAATTGACGCAACACTATAGTGAACGCTGCCTGCTGCACGTAGATTAAGCGTACTTTATCTTTCGTTAGCTTCACAGCCTCATCCTTAAAGCAAGCATGCGCAAATACATTTGCACGCTCACCTTTAGAGTAATGCGACATTATCCTGTCATACTCAACCTGCACGTCGGGAGGCATCTCCCATTGTTTTGGCCGAGTTTTGTCCTCGTGGGGAACAGGTATGAACACACTGTCCTTACGTCCCAATTTGGGGAGCCCAATCGAGGTTTTCATTTCGATGGGCTTAATATGGGGGCGTTCGTAGACACCGTTGATTGATTCATCCACACTAAGTGGTTTACACCAATCGGGGTGTTTTAATTTCCATTTTTCCGCCTGCTTTTCTAGTGGAGCGATATAATCTTCCACTGCTAATCTTAGCACGTGCGGATCAACGTCATCCGCTCCCAATTCGATAGCCTCAATGGCCCGATTGAATTGGGCCCATTCGGGCTTAAATTTGGGTGGTCCATATTCCGTTTGGACTCCAAAACACTCATTTACTGCGTCCTTCAATAATGAAGGTTTAATTTCACTTTTCGCAGTTGCCCGCAACGGGCACTGACCAAGCACTTCCACATTTCCTGTGGATCCTACTCTGCCGTCATGAAAAACTGCGGCATGAGGGTGGGCACTGCCCGGTGCATACACCGTCTGCCCCATTATAGAAGTGGGAACAGAAGTTGGTGTGGCCAAAGGGGTGTTTGGATTCTGCTGAAACAGGATCTTCTCACAAAAGTCGTAATCGCCGCGCAGCAGCGATTGGGCGATGCCTTCTCTCTTATTTGTAACTAAAGAGAATGCCTCATCCCTACCAGCAATGTGAAAGCCTAAAATGGCCCCATCGCGACGATCAGCGACTAGTGGCGAACCACAATGGCCCGGTGATGTATGGGACGATGAATATTTGTACACATCCTTAACATCTCCGAGCATGGTGTCAGCAGTTTGTAAATAACCAGCACATACTGACTCTTCAACGTGCACACCATCCATCTTTAATACTAGGTTGGCGGGCACATGTCCATCGGCCATCACTTTTGGTAACATTCCTCGGACATCGGCAAACGTTGACGCCTTTGACAGATACACAAGGCACAGATCTCTGTTCGGGATCGGCACGATGCTATCTGGATATAGCGAAGAAACACCCTGGATTCCTGATTTCGAATTCCATTGTAATCGGATTTTACTACATTTCCTCAGGGGTTTATTGTAATCACTATCTTCATGGAAGAAATGCAGAGGCATGACGCACACATTGGGACGAATCCCTGTTGCGCGACAACAGCCCTTACCATCTTCTCTGTAAACGGTGATAACATTGTTCTTCAAAGCGTTTATAACTTGCGAATTTGATCTGTTCATCTCAACTGATGCTACTGGAGGCGTGGATTTGAATAGGTTGAATGTTGTAAACCAACCACTCTTTCGATCCTCGCCATCTTGCATCTCCGGCTCACGCTTACGCCACGTATTCCACATCACGAGTCCGGTTAAAATAACTCCGGCTACTCCTGCAGCATGGACGATACCAGTGTTGTACTCTTCGCAAGATGCTCTAGCCCGTTCCCACAACTGTCGTTGTAAAACGGGACTTCGATCAATCTTGTCCTGCAACATTTGGTAGCGCCGTGGCGCGCCCAACCAGGCCCTATAGGAAAGGGCTCCGTAAACAGCCATCGATGTCAAACTTCCTATCATTACTGAAGTAGCTATTGGGCTCTTCAAGCACTGATACAAGCTTTGTGCAGCAAATGGGATCGCTCTATTGAAAAGACTAGATCCTGGAATTTGAACTGCGAAATCGGCAATTTTCGATAATCCTGGTTGAATACTAGGCACGTGAGCAACTACAGATCGCGCGGCCTTGTCAACAGCCGCGAATGTTTCACTAAATCTTGGAGCACTTCGTGTGGGGGGCATCGTAAACGTGCTACCAATAATGAAATACTCGCCATCAAATGGCGGCATCTCTTCTTTGGCAGCCGAACATGCCGAGAAAGATAGGTATTTAAACATCTTCTCAACAACGTCGTCCTGTTTCTTTTGCACCCTATGTGGTCTTTCGATCAACGTGGAACATGCATACACACTGCCAACAATTAAACTGGCAGGTGCGAATCTTGGGTTGCACACAGTAAAAGCATAGTTTGCAAGGCCAGTAATCAGACCACACAACAACGACTTCTGCAACAGAACTCCTGGTGGGATCAATTTTTGATCCTGGGCAGCAACGGCCCACATCAATTTATCCTTAAAATAACGGAAAAATCTGTGGGATGACACCCTCTCGGGCACCAACGCTATGGCTCCTGCCATCATCCAGTCTGTTACATTGTTAATTTCAGTCAGTAGTTCGTGATCCATTATGCCACTCACTTTCTCATCGACCCTCAAAATGTTATTGAACCAGTCAAGAGGTGCTAACCATCTGTTGACAGAGGCGAACGACGCCCTCACCACCGCGTTGGCAACCGTAGTCAATAATGACTCGGGTTGGAATGGCGCTTGTCCAAATCCTGCAAAAACCACTGGTGGTGGCCTAACAGGTTGGGTTCGCAACCAAGGCGGAGGGGGAGCGACATGCCCGCTCACAACTGATGTTAACTCCATCGGTTCCGGGGGACGGAAAGATACTGTTGAAGCCCCAGATGGTGCTGGGGGCGTCTCAGTGCGCACGGTTTGCTGATCGCAAACACATCCGCGCATGGTGTGACACTTCAAACAATGCTTTTGTGTTCCTTTCTCCATGTTCTTTTTGTATTTCTCTCGTTCCTTTTCGCCATGTGTAATGGCGCGGGAAACGATGAGATGTTCTAATTGCCTGATGTTAATTCCATTAGCTACGATCGATACACCATGCCAGTTGAAGCGCAAGTATTTTCGGTACTTGACTCCATCTTCATAATATAGTTCGTAAACATCGAAATCCCAAACATCCGGGTAATCATCTACTTTGAACATTGGATTGTCAGTATCAAGCGCACCTCGATGATTCTGATACTCTGGCTTTACAGTCATAAGTATATTCACATATCTTCGAAAGTACGCACCCGGCTCAGACATCAAGTTCTTCAAAGGTTCTTCTTCATTAGCGCACATGGTCGTGCAATAATGCCTACAAACTATGGATGACTTATTGTCCAAGTCGGATCTGACAGGCTGGAAAGGGGTGTTACTCACAAGTGCAAGGGAAGTTGCAACAGCACTGTTGATAGTGGTGTTAAACTCCTGCTTCGTAGGCGCTATTTCATCAATGTGGATCGTTTCAGTTTCATTTGTTAATTTGTCCTGATACTTATCTGCCAGATTGATTGTAGCAGCGTACTTGGGATTATACTTCCTCCCAAGCCCTACAGCAACACAAGTGCAGATGTGGGGAACAATGGAGGATTTACCCGTTCCAGGGGGGCCGTAAATAAGATAGCCCTGTGAAGCCTCAACGAAATCAACATTAGCGTCAATCTTCCGACAGTTCTCGTAAAAGTCAATGATTGGCTTAACTACAGTGTTTGCTAACACTGCAGTAGTGCCACAAGTTTTATATTTCAAAATCTTATGGCAATCCTCTATCATCGATTTGAGTTCCTCAAACATGGCGGAACGAAGCGCTTCAGTCTCTGCCGTTTTCACGGGTGAGAAAATAGTGCTCCTAAGATTATACCAGTGAATATATCTGGCTTGAATCTTATACAACTGACTAGTTGATAATTGCATGGGCTTCAAAGATCGTTCTCTCAAACACGCCAATCCAACAGTGGAAACCCAATGATATGTAGAAACAATTGCATCTAACAAATCAAAAGCTTCAATTTCCTCTGCTGCTTTCGCGCGCATGAAAACATCAATGAGACTGTGGTTAAGCTTCACGTTACTGATTTTGCAAGCAGCAACGGCACTAACAGTCCCAATAATGTAAACTATCTTCTTTGCGAATTTAGCTGTCTTCAAACCCTCCCAAACAATGGCTAAGCCACTGCTAGCTGGGGAGGACTCTTCGCCAGCGGCCTCTGCGGAAAACTTGTCACTAATTGACATGTCAACCCCATCGGCTAAATCTCCCGCACAAAAGTTGCGTATATAATCAAATATCGTCACAAGCACACTGCCCTGTACATAGTATTTCAAATACATTGCACATGAGGCGATGGCCTGTTCAAATGTTTGATCAGCACTCAACTTGTAAGCAAACAGAATGAGACGTTCGAGGTGATTTATCACATCTCTTGCGAGAGTGTTACCTAAAACATTCTGTGCATTAGTGCGGATCTGTTCCCAAGGTCCGGGAACAGCCGGGGGGCCCGGTTCAACGGGCTCCATGTCGGAAACGTCATCATCGGACTTCGATTCCAACTCAACATAAGGGCAGGGATAATATGGAGAAAACCCGACTTCCGGGTGATATCTGTCCTCCTTGTCCAAATATGTTGGAGGGCCACCATGAGTTGGTGGCCGACACCGCACCTTATCTTTGATTTTAGTTTGGTGCCTTTTAACATCCTTACAAACTTTTGAATTGGATGTCCGTGGCTTGTCAAAGCCACGCTTCTCATCATCGCGCTGTTTTCTAGCGCGATGTATCTGTTGGTTGCACAATTTGCGAATTGTGCCTTTCTCTTGTTTGTGCGCTTCGCGCACATCATTATTCATTTGTTTCAAATCTTCTAACACAATACTGGGCGAAACGCCCAAATTTTGGCAGAATAAATTATAATCGCTTTCGCATTCCTCCCCTACGCTATTAAACGGACCGGAAGGTGCTAATTTATTTTTATTATTTTTATTTGTTTTTATGTTTTTATTTAAAGTGGAAAGAGAGTTCGTCATTTGGATCATATATAAATACACGACCCAGATGAAGAACCCCCTGACAAATGTCAAGGAATTCAACTCTGGTCCCAGCGAGGTTACTCACCA